ACGTTATAATCGCCAGGTAACATTTTAAAGTGTTCAGTTTTAAAATGAAACTCAAACTTCTTATCAGTTTCACCTACTTTTACATCATAGGTATTCGCTGTATCATTCTTCTTGTCAATAGCAGACATCATAATGTCAGTACCCAAAGACTTGATAGCGATATCAGGCAATTGTAACATAGACGCCGCCTTCTTAACTTTTGTTAAGTCAGTTTCAGTTAATGTAAACTCAACCTCTGTATCAGGCATTTTCACATCTTTTTGTGGCGTTGTTAAAATAGAAGGGTCTGCAAAAAAGTATTTTGATTTTGTTGATGTGCCTTCTTCATTGATTGTCATTAACTTTTCATCAAAGTCAAAAACAGGTTTACTGAACAATGATAACATTCCTAAAAATTCAGATAAGTCATAGATGGCAATATCTTGTGGAAAGTCTTCTTCTACACCTGCTGTTGCAAGTATATTCTTCATTGTTGAGATTGTTTTAATTTGTTTACCTGGTGTGATTAACAAATTAGGATTTATTTCACTAAAGTTTTTTAGTATCTCTTTAGTAGTATCACTTAGTTTCATTATATATTCTCCTTAATCATTAGGGTTGTTTAGTTTTTCAGACATTACTGAACGTAAAGGTGCTGTTTCACCTGACTTTGTATTATTCCACAAATCATAATGTTTCATTTCATCAGACATGGTCTCAAACAAAGATTTGTCGTTTAGATAATGGTCTTGGGACAATTGTATTATGGCATAGTGAATAACTTTCATAAGGTCTTTCTTATTCTTGCCTTCTTTTTTGCCATATCTTTGGGCATACTTTAAAATATTGCCCATACAAAAACCTTCACCGTGTCCTTGATCGATAATGATTTCTGTTGCTTGTTTTTGTGTTTTAGCATAATGAGAACCATAAGTTTCATCAATATACTTTTTCACATCATCAAGAATTATGTTCTCTTTAAATTTATACATGTTTCACATTATATCATAAAAGGGGGCTCTTGTCAAGCCCCCAATAAAATTATTATTCGACAGAATTACCTAGTTTATCTACAAGTCCTGTTTCAACTGGCAAACCACCATTGTTAACATCTGGTGTTTTATTCTGTGGCAAAAATCCTTTAAACTTAAATGGATATTTGTTTCTTTTTTTGATTTCGTCAACGGCAACACCTGTCATTTTTGAACAGACATCATAAACAAAATCTTCCATATCATCTAATTCATTAACATAAGATTTTCTTTTGCTCTCTAAATTAGAAGGCGATGGATTCTTAACATATCCGGTTACATTAATATCAATTTTACACTTTTTACTTAACCAAGTTTTGAAACCGTCATGTAATAAAGTTTTATAACCACCTGGATCTTTTACATATCCATAATCAGTTATCTCACCATCTGAGTTTTCAACTGAATAGTCACCTTTTATAGGGTATCCAAGTTCCTCTGCTTTTGCATTAGCAGTCTCACCGTCATATGGTTGAATACTTTCATACTTTGATTTTTTTGCTCTATACTTTCTAAACAATCTTTTCTTTGCTGTTTCGTCAAAGTCAGCGGCAATGATATCAATAATATCTTTCAACTCTTGATCAACAGTTAAATCTGCCATTTTTTAGATTTTGCGGCTGGGGCATGATGATTAGATTTATAAGCAAATTCTAATTTTGCTCTAGGTGAAGAAAACTCTACAATATCATATATCATTGTTTCAACATCTAATGCCTCTAATGCTACGTCTCTATTATGTCCTGCGACACCATCATAAAACTTAGGATTTGTTATAGATACTTCTACAACGGATACTGGTTGATCGTGTAAATGTCCATATACTGTATATGATTCCTTTAACTCATTTACATGAGGAGTTAGATTTACCTGTACTCTGTATATTTGAATTGATTTATTAAACTTAACTTTGTTTCTGTTAAGTATAACTCTTTTTATAAATTTCACACCCTCTGGATAATTGGGTGGGCACATTTTTAATGATTGTGCTACATCTAATTGTAACTTCATATTTTCCTTTTCTGGTCTACTGACCAAACATAAAGATAATCATAGACTATCTTTTGGTTAAAGGGCGGCACAAAACCGCCCTCATCTATTATTATTTATGCAATATCAATTGTTCTAGGTTTTTTACCTTCAGGTAAAATTTTCTCTAGTGCAATTGATAACATACCATCTTTCATTTCAGCACCTCTTACTTCAACATCATCAGCAGTTGTGAATGATCTTGTAAAGTGTCTTTTAGCAATACCTCTATGAATTGTATCTTTGTCTTCCTCATCTTTATGAGTTGACTTGATTGTAATAGTATTGTCAGCATATTTCACCTCAATATCATTTTTATTATAACCAGCAAGTGCCATTTCAATTGTCCAATTGAGATCGTCTTTGCCTTTCACAATATTGTATGGTGGAAAAGTTGTTGATCTATTATCTACATAATGATCAAACTGATTGAACAGATCGTCAAACCCTATTGTAAAAGGTCTTAGATCGTTCCAAATAGATAAGTTTCTTGTCATAGTTTCTCCTTTATAAGCAAGTTAAAAATGTACCCATTATGGCGTACACTATTATTTATATAGTTAGGGTTTTGTTTTTTTCAAGTCTAAACCCTAAAAAAAGACTAAATGTGTTGTCTTATACGAGAGGCAACACTCACGAAGGTCTTACGAATTGCCCTCATGACTATTTATGCTTATGCATAAACTGATGGTTCTAAAGCGGCAAAGCCGGCAGCGATTAACGCTTTAGATGGAGTACCTATTCTGTAATAAGTACCTTTTGAGTTTTTGTTGATATAGACACAATGTCCTTCCTCACGGATTTTATCAACAACCGCTCTTGGTCGTTTCAAGTTAAACTTGTTCTGAGCGTCAGCCCAAGTTACGTTTTCACCTCTTAACATTGCGTTAAGAAATTTAGTGCTATTAGCAAGTTTTTGTCTACCCATAATATAAGGTCCTTTCTTTAGTTGCTGTTATCAAGTCGCTCTTGTTGGCGTCTTAATTTGTTTACACGTTTAATATTTTCTTTCATCAAACGTTGTTTCTTTAACGAAGGTTTCTCATAGAATTGTCTTCGTTTAAGTTCTTTTAATAAACCATCTTTCATAACTTTTTTCTTTAGTTGCCTGATGGCTTTTTCTACATTGTTATTTCTTACTTTTACTTCTAATGTCATTATATTACCTCTACTTTATTCATTATCTTTAGGTTTCAAAATTTCATAAGATATTTCATAACCACCTTTTCTATCACTAAACCAATCTTCTTCTCTTTCATAATCAATTTCTGATAGAAAGTCCATTAGTTTATCGTCTTCTTCATCTGTGGGTGGTTCGCCAATCTTTTCTGATGCTGGCCAATCATTACCAAGATGTGATATAATTTCATTAAATCTTTGGACAGAACCAAAGGTTTCAATTGCGGATTCTTCAGGTATGTCATATGTAAAATGACTATGTACTGAATGATACTCTATTTTTTTAAGTTTTATATCTGCCATGATATCACCTTCTCATTATTAATTTTTATTGAAGGTGGGCATTTAACTGCCCACCCGAGGTCTACATTATGAACGATAGATTTAAGCATTATCACTAACACTCTCCTCACTATCATTGGAAGATCCTTGATTTAGTTCTTCTATACTAACGCCGGAATCGACTTTAGTATATAAATCAAGGAAACTATTTTTAGTGTCTGTATCAAATCTGTTGATACAAACCTCAACTGCTTTCAACTTGTTTTTAAAGATTGCATAAGCATTGATGATATGTACTAATCGTCTAGTAGCAATTATCTCATCAATACCACCGTCATAGAAAGTTCTTCTTATGACATCTGCCCACTTAACAAGGTTGCCAGTAAACTCAGTATCTTTTAAACTGTAATGTGACATTACATTGTCTAAGATTTTTTGTTCGATCTTAGCGGCTGGATATTCTTGTTCAAACGTCACAGGAAATCTTTCAAGAAACGCTTCGTTAAGAATGTTAGTACCAATAAATCTACCGTCATCACTACCTTTACCTTTAGTATTGGCAGTTGCGATAATATTGAAACCGTCTTTAGGTTCAACAAACTGACCTATCTTTTTAAGAAAGATACCGTTGCCTTCTAAGACAGGTTGTAAACACATAATTTTGTTTGACGCTAAATCAATTTCGTCTAAAAGAAGTAAAGCACCTCTTTTCATTGCGTCAACAACAGGACCATCATGCCAGACAGTTTCACCATCTTGCAATCTGAAACCACCAAGTAAATCGTCTTCGTCAGTTTCAACGGTTATGTTAACTCGAATAAGTTCTCTTTTAAGTTCGGCACAACTTTGAATAATATTTAAAGTCTTACCGTTACCAGATAAACCAGTAATAAAAGTAGGATAAAAGATATTAGACTTAATAATATTTTTAATATCTTTGTAATTACCAAAAGGTACAAATGTCTGTTCTTTTGTAGGTACTAAATTATCAGCACTTGATTGTGATACAGAGATTTGTTTTGAAACAACATCAGATTTCTTAGAAACTTTTTGTTTCACATTTTTTGAAGGATTAACAATACCTTCAACAGGTAACTTGTAAACACCACGAGCAAGTCTAAACTCATCAGACTTTAACCACTCAGGATATTTAAGATTGTTATCCTTAGCAAATGAGTTTATCTCATTTCTAGATAACTGATCTTTATTAAAGTGTTTGTACGCTAAGTCAACAAACTCTTTTTGGTTCATATTTAATTCATCATAGTTCATAATATATACCTTTCATTTTAAATATATAACTATATGCTACACTATTTCGGGTGAAAAGTCAAGCATATTCGTAAAATTAAAATCGTTATTTATCAACGATTTACACACTTTTTTACATGCGACAACTTGTCTCATGCTACTCTTTCTACAAATTTGTTCAATAAAACTCTAGATAATCTCTTAGATTTAAAGTTTTTCAGAAATTGTGATTTCATTTTAGCAGTAGTCATATCAGTTGTAATTTTAACCTCTTCGTCTTCTATCTTTAAGTTGTTTTGTGTTATGATAAACAACTCATCATAGCCATTGTTTTTCATAGTAACACATTTATTTTTTCTCATTTCAGATTTTGCGTCTTCAAAAACTTGATAATTACTCTTACCAGTAAATGTATTAATATCCCAATACTTTAAATTTCTACCAGCGATATAATAACCAATAACAGTAGAACCGGTTTTGTGTTTGTAATACTCTAACATAGGTTTGTGATATGTAATAAAGTGACTTTGACCGTAACTATCAGAACCATAATCAATAGTATAACTACCATCTTTGATTTTGAATTTTTGATTGTTTAAATGTGTAACTGCTATATCACCTTTATCATTAAAAGTAGTATAGTTGCTTGTAGTGTGACCACAACCATCAGTTAAGAATACAGTATTAAGTTTTTGTATCTTATTCTTTTTTTGAAACTTATTAGCAATCTCAATAGTAGATAAAATACCACTATCAAGAGGTGTGCCACCTAATCTCAAAGTATACCCAACATCAAAATACGGTTCGTCATTACTATAACTTAGATATCTTGATGATCTACTACCTACTTTATAATAATTAGCAACAGCAAGTAAGTTAGACATTGCTTCGTTATACTCATTAGTTCTCAGATCAGAGGTTACGAATTGTAACATTGAACAGTTTTCCATAACTATCTGGTTTGGTTTATCTAAGATAACAGGTAAGTTTTTATACCTTCTACTGAAACCGTCATAGTCTTCATCATTTTGAAAATATTGTTTTGCAATATCAGAAAAGGCATATACTTCAAAAGGTATATTAACTGCTTTACAGAACATAACTAAGTTCATGGTTTGTATTATAGTGTTATACATTTTATCATGCATACTACCTGACCAATCTATAATCATAATCATACCGTGATTTTTTGCACCGGGTTCAATATTAATTCTTTTAAATATATCATCATTATATTTGTAAGAATGTAAAGAGTTAGTATTAATCATACCAGTTCTAGCACTTCTAGTTCTAGTATAAGCGTCTGCTGACTTCTTCATTTCAAATTCTTTGACCATATAGTTAACAGTTCTCATTTGATCTTTTTTAAACTGTTTAAATTTTGATAATCTCAAAGACATAGGATATCTAGAATTATATTTGTCGATATCTTTTGCAATTTCTTTTACAGTAACTACATTATCAACTCTTTTTGGTAAAGTTACATAATGATTATCAGAAATATCTTTAGATGTATTAGAAAGTTTTTTAGATGTTTCTGAAAAGTTTTTATCAGTAAACGACTCATTAGCGGAAGGATTATAACCGGCTTCTTGATTAGAAGAAGATTCACTTTTTACTTTTTCTTGTTCTTCTTTTTTTTCTTCTTGTTTGTTTGAAGAATTGTTTGATTGTTCTTCTTCGGGTTTATCAGTATCAGATCCAGATGAGGAAGAAGTTTCCTGATCTTGCTCTTGTTGCTCATTACTATCTCCTTCTTGTTCTTGTTCAGAGTCGTCTTCGCCTTCTTGTATATCAGATGTCATAGATTTTGACATTGCTAATTGTTCTTGTTCGTCTTCGTCAAATTGTTCTTCTTGTGAATAGGCAAAAATATCTTTAGTAAGTTTTACTACATCATCCCATGTTTCAAGTTTATCTGATCTAGTAATAAATTCTTGTTCGATATCATTAAATTCTATAATTTCTCTTTGACCGGATTTAGAGAACATATTAAGTCTATCAATAAATCTAAGACCGTCAATATTAATATCTTTAGTTCTAAAGAAATCATTTTCAATCAGTTCATTATAACCTCTATAGTATGATCTTCTTAAACCAGGATATTTAATTTTCATTTTCTTATCAATACGAATGTCTTCGATAACATTAAAATAAGAATGTGGAATACCTTTGTGTTTTTTAAATTCGTTTTCGTCAGTTGGTGTATAAAGTGCGTGACCAACTTCATGCCCAACTAATAAGTCATATAAATCATTAGACATATCTTCCCATAAAGGAAGGCATAAAATTCTAGTTTTAGGAATGAAATAAGCAGTCTCTACTTTTTTATGTTCAACAGTAATGTTTTCTGTTGCAAGTAGTTTTGCTAAGTTTGTTTTTTGTTCTTTACTAATCATATGTAACCTCAATTATTAGACTATGCTACACTAAAACGAGCAATAAATCAAGCATTATTTTCGAAATAATTGAAATTAAAATCGTTATTTTTCAACGATTTAAGATAGGTGCGTCAGGTTGACACACTAATGTTCTTACTTTGTTCTCACTTTTCGAAGATAAAAGTGGGTTCAAATTTGCGTCCTGGCAGGTCAGGTCGTATAAATTCACCAATATACTTTTGTTTTTGTTTCTTTTCACTCTCTGTACCATCTAATGTGTTTACCGTTGATTTACCTTGCTGTGTTGATAAAGATAACCACCAGGTATCTACATGTCTAAATCCTACTTCTTTTGCTAATGATACTGTGTCTTCCTCAAAGGTCTTATATTGTTTTGTATTTGCTACATTTAGTGCAAGGTATTTGCCTGTCTTTAACCCTTTATGTGCATTTGCAATAGTCTTTTTTAAAAAACCCTCACGCCACATATAACTTGTATCAAACTTAATACTAGATTGTTCAGGCTCATCACCATACGCTTCCCACCCAAAATAAGGTGGACTTGTAAAGACAAAATCTAAACTCTCATCTTCAGGTATGTAAGTCTCACTACCTTGACGCAATAATTCGTATTTCTTATCTTTATGACCATAAGTATCTCTTATCTGTTCTAACCCTCTGTACGTTGGGATACAAGGGTCTGTGCCTATATAATTGACACCAGCAGCGATAGCACCTAATAATCTACCACCATAACCCATACTAGGATCCCATACAGTACCTGCCTCTGTTCCTTCAATAATACTATCTTTATCTACAAAGATATCATACATAGCGGCTGCCGCTGTAGGTCTAAAGTTAGATACCATTTGTGTACCTGTATACCTTCTTAACATAGACCGTAAATCACTATCTGTTATTTTGTGTAATGGTTTTTGTGTAAAGAATACACCATTTAATATTTTGTTAATACCCTTTTCAAGATGTTCTTCATCATTCCATATTTCCATAGGTGTTTTCATTTTACCACATTTGATGCCCCAAGAATGCTTCATATAAGACCATGCAAGATTAAGACCATGAGCAGATTGTCCTATAACTTTGTTTTTTCTATCTACTAAATTAGTTCTATCAAAAGATAATAGACCATCAAACTTATGATTACGCCATTTACTATCTTCAGGATAGTATGGAAAACCTCTATCTTTTATTTGTTCAATCACTTCACTCATTGCGTTCTCTCTTTTGTTAAATCTGCATATTCTTGATTTATCTCTGAACCTATCCATTGTCTCTTAGTATTAATAGCGGCAAGAGCTGTTGTACCAGAACCCATGAAAGGATCATAAACTATATTATCTTTATCTGTGTAGTTTTGTATTAGTAATTCTATTACTCTTACTGGCATGCCATAACCATAATTTTTATATTTACTAGAATTAACAATGAACACATCAGGTTTAAAGTCTGCAATAGGTTTTCTCTTTTGACCTTTTCTACTAAATGTCATTACATGTTGATAGTTCATTCTATAATCATTAACACCTGTACCTTTTACCCAAATCTTATGTGAGTGTAAAATGTAACCTAGTGTTTTAAATACTTCAATCACAATACTATGTTTAGATACTATTTGACCGCCACTCTTTCTATCACTAATGCATATAGAAACAAAGTTATTAGCAGGTTCTAATTTTGTAGCCCATGATGTAATAAAGTCTGCATATGAAAAATCTATTGCCTTGTCTAACTCATCAAAGTCAGGTGGTGAACATACAACATAATCATAATACAATTTACGATCTAGTGTGTTTAAACAATCTTCAACGTATATCATAAGTTAGTTAAATCTGACCATTCTTTCAGTTTCTCTCTTTTCTTCTTTGCATAATTTGTCATAACTTCATAATTAATCCAGTTTCGTTCTTTCATTATCTGTATCATAGCAAACAAGTCACCTATCTCTCTTTCTAATTCTGTAGGATTATTATCAAATCGTAACATCTTGCTTGCTTCTTGTATTGCCTCTGAACATTCTTCCATAAAGATTGTCAGTATTTCAGATTTCTCGTCTTTAAATTTACTCATTCTACCACCTTTGTAAAGTTTCCTACTTTTTCATACTTAATAACATTTGTAAATTTGTCGGCAATCATATCTGTTTTGTGTGATATGATAAAGACATTTTCATTGTCTAATGTATTTAGGATTTTCAAAAAGTCGTCTGTGCCTTGACCGTCAAGACTACTATCAAATATCTCATCTAACATTAATAGATTACATGATATACTGTTTTTCATCTTTGCAATAGCACGCCATGTAAATAGTAATGCAAGATTTATTCTCATCTTCTCACCTTCACTAAATGATGTATAAGAAAACTCATCACGATATCTTGATTTAATTGTTTCTTTGAACTCACCATCTAATCTAAAGTTTACAAAGAAGTCCATACTTGCAAGATACTTGTTTATTAGTTGGTTGATAACAGGTAAGTATTGTTTAATAATTTTTGTTTTGATACCTGTATCTAATAACATTTGTTTTGCCGCTTGTAGGTAATCGTGTTCTTCTACTTTTTTTAATTTAGAGTTTTGTTTTTCTTCTAAGTTATTTTCTATTTCAGATAGTTTACCTTTCGCTTCTCCTGTGTCACTAGATTGTTGAGATATCGTTTCAATGTTATGTGTTAATTTTGTGTTAATATTGTGTAACTCAGT